TACAAGCCTGTAAAGCTTGGCGGCACTTCAACTTGTCCTGTGCTGATTACGTCAAATGGCCTCTTTCATATGCTATCTTATACGATGACTTTCGGCAAATGGTTCACGATGCACTATTTGAAGCACCGGGAAAAGTAGACGAAAGGCTGACACCCCTAAGCGATTACGATTTAAGCATGACACAGCTCAGAAGGCTTGAAGTAATAGCCGAACTATTCAAGCAAGGCAACTACATCAAAGGGTGTAAGAAACTGAGGGTTATATGAAATTGCATTTAATCACACCTTATTGGAGATCAAAGAACGAAGACAGAAATAAAGAACTTGAAAGATGCGAGCAAATCAATGCCACCATCTTTGAAAAGGTTACAAGCCCAAACATTCGAGCGACTTATTTAGACCTCTTCAATCTTTGTGAAGATGATTGCATAAACGTAATAGCGAACAGCGATATTTACTTTGACCAGACTATTCACTTAGCCCAAAAGATAAAGGAATGGCAATGCTACGCTATCACAAGGAGAGAAGGCGATATAATCCACCCAAAAGGCCATTGGAGCCAAGATGTTTGGATTTTTAGAGGTAAGCCGAAAAACTTACAAGTAGACACCGACTTTCATCTTGGAGTACCTGGATGCGACAACAGAATAGCCTACCTCATCAACAAAGCAGGGTATCACGTTATGAATCCCGTATTCTCAATTCATTGCTTCCATCTACATAAAACTCAATTTAGAACATACACCAAAGAAACCAAGAAAATCGAACCGCCCTACTACCTTGTAAGGCCAATACATCTAAAATGAAAGTACTGCACGTAGCATTAGGAAGCCCTGAGATTGACAAAGCATTTAGAGCAAAAGGTCATGAAGTTAGGCGAATTGAATGGAGGGGATTAAAGGCTGAAAGGCTAATCTACCTCACCTCAATAGTGACGAAAGAAGCTGAAGAGTTCAAGCCCGACCTTGTATTCATGCAAATACAGACTCCAGGGATAGTTGAGCGGCAGCTTATCGAGAAACTTAGGAATTTGGGTGCATTTGTTTTGAATTGGACAGGGGATGTACGAGAGAACATAAATTGGTATTTAGAGCTAGGGCCATTCTTCAACGTGACCTGTTTCACCAACGGAACAGATATTGACACCTTCAAAGCAAAAGGATTAAGTGCCGACTATTTACAGATAGGCTACGATCCTGAGATTTACTATTTAGACAAAAGAGAGCGCAGAGGTAAGGGAGTTGTATTTTTAGGCAATAACTACATTGATCGATTCCCTGAAAGCAAGAGAAGGGCTGAGGTCGTAAATAAGTATCTTGACAAAGGATTGAAGGCATGGGGAGGCAAGTGGGGAAATTCAACCATGCGCACTACGCCTGACATGGAGCGAGTGATTTACAACTTGAACAGATACGCATTAAACCTTGATCACTTTGACAGACCTTTATTCTACTCTGATAGGGTTATAAGAGCGCAAGCCTGCGGAGCGGTTATCTGTCAGATGTCAGACGTAAACATAAGCGCAGAGCATCCATATGTTCAGTACGGCTACCCAAATGAATACAGCGACACCCCTACGCCCAAAGAAGTAGCAGAGTACACAAGGGTGAACCATTCATGGGAAGCGAGAATACCTCGTATCATTGAGATAATGGAAAAGCATTCATGAGGCTAATCTTATCGGGAGCTAATAAAGCCCAAGAGCATATTCTAGAGGCTACGCGAGTGGGTAGGGTTGCGCTTGCGAAGTATTGGGGATGGGACCTAATCGACATAAAGGATAACGACTACACAAAAGAGTATCATCCAAGTTGGCAAAAGATAGATATTATTCAAAGCTACCTAAAGGACTATGAAGCTGTTTTGTGGTTAGATGCCGATAGCTTCGTCACAAACCCTGCGGCCTGCCCACCTCCAAGAAGTACGGCATTCACCATTTCAGAGGATTGGTGTGCCCCTGACACCTCAGATAATGTATTTATAAGCTGTGGCAACTTTTGGACAAGGAACAAGCCCGAAGCCTATCAGTTCTTTGAAAAGATGAACAAGTACAAAAGGATGTATGCCTTCCGTAAATTCTGCTGTTGGGAACAAGATGCTTTCCACAAGGTAGTAAGGGAGACACCACTAAAGAACGAGGTGACAATCTTAGAGCGAACAGCGATGAATGCTACGATGTGCAGCAAAAAGGAAATAAGCACAAGGGCAAAATATCAGAAGGGTGACTTCCTCTGCCACTTGACAGGCGTTGACGATAGGATGGCTTATATTGAAGAGCTAAAAGCCGATTTACAAGCTAATTTGTAGCTTTGCACAATAGTTACAATCTATTATGGCAGGGCATAGCACAAAAGCAAAGGGAGTTGACAGGCGTAAGAACCCCTACCGCACTTTTTTCCGTGATAACATCAGTGACGAAGATCTTAGGCTGATTTGGGAAAAAGCAATTGAAGATGCGAAGGATGGTAATGACAAAGCTCGCAAAGAGGTTTTTGATAGGTTGTTTGGACGGCCTGACCAAAATGTAAACGCTCACGTTGATGAGCTAAAGAAAATACTCCCTCCGTGGATGAATAATGAAAGCCAATCCTAACCTAACCTTCCTTCGGGAAAATTATCTCTCTTCACGGGTGCTTGTCCTTCAGGGCGGCACCCGTTCCTGACTGGAAAGACGTATTCAACAATTCAATTTCTTATTGAGCTTTGTTACAAATATCCCAATGCAGGGATGGTCATTACAATAGCTAGGGCTACATACCCTGCTATTCGTGGGTCGGTGCTTCGTGACTTTATCGACATTCTAAATGGCTTCGAGGCTTACGAGCCAAACAACCACAACAAAACCGAAAGCACCTATCTTTTAGAAGGGAACATGGTTGAGTTCATAAGCTTAGACCAACCGCAAAAGGTGCGAGGGCGAAAGCGTGACATACTATTTGTAAACGAGGCAAACGAAATAAGTTTAGAGGGGTGGAATCAGTTGCTATTTAGAACAACAGGCTGCGCAATTATTGATTTCAACCCATCTGACCCAATGCACTGGATTTACAACGATGTGCAAACAAGACCCGATGCAAAGACATTAGTCACCACCTACAAAGACAATCCGCACCTTGCTGATGTTGTTATAGCGGAGATAGAGCGATTTAAGCAGATAGATCCTGACTATTGGAAGGTTTACGGAGAGGGGCAAAGGTCAGCAGGGCGAAAGGGACAAATCTTCACTCACTTTCAAAAAGTAGAGGCAATAGATTGGGAAGAATGCAGCTCTATCACCATAGGCATAGACTTCGGATTTACTAATGATCCAACCGCGGTAGTTAAGCTAGGGCGAAAGAATGACAAGCGATACATTCAAGAGTTGGTTTATGAAAAGGGACTTACAATAGATCTTTTGGTTAAACGTTTACGCTCCGCAGGGGTAACGAATCAAGATACGATAGTATGTGATAGTGCAGAACCTCGAAGTATTGCAGAGCTTAGAAGGTACGGATTCAATGCGATAGGCGTTAAGAAGTTAAAGGATAGTGTAAGGCACGGGATTCATGCGCTTAAGGCGTTGCGTATCTTTGTAACTGCAAATAGTAAGAATGTGTGGGAAGAGGTCGTTTGGTACGCTTGGGAAATGGACAAGGACGATAGACCTAAGTCACCTGAAAAGCCAATTGATTCCTATAACCACGCTCTTGATGCTATTCGCTACGCTAATACTTTGAAGCCGCGAGAAGTCCATATATGAACGCATTACAGAAGATTGTACAGAAAGCACTGGGCATCCGTCCATCAATGACACCTCAGCAGATAAGAGAAGCTGAGAAGCTCACAAATAAGTACTACGCGGCTCTTCAATATCTGGGGGTTGGTCCTATTTGGCACGATGACAAGGAAGATTCGTACATTAAGTACGGATACGCTAAGAACCCAGACGTTTATGCGGTTGTCAGTGCGATAGCTCAAAAGGCATCAGAGCTTGATGTAAAGATTTGCATTAAGAACAAGTACGGGGAGGAAGAGGAGATTTTAGAACATGAGCTGCTTGATCGTCTGTACTCACCAAACGACCAACAGAGCAAGTTGGACTTTATAGAGCAGATTGCAGGGTACTTGATGCTAACGGGCAACAGCTACATCTACACCCAAGCTCCTGAAGATGGTCCAAACGCAGGTAAGCCGATAGGGATGTATGTTTTGCCCTCTCAATTTACAGATGTCGTGGGCGGTAATTACTTCGAGCCAATAAGCGGTTATGAAATTAGCCTGTGGAGGGGTGGTGACTATCAGAAGTTCGGAAAGGACGAGATTATACACCTGAAGAACGCTCAGTACATGTATGGCGAAGGTCAGGAACGTTACGGAATGAGTCCTATCAGAGCGGCATGGAATAGTGTCCAGACAGGAAACTCAGGATATGAAGCGAACAAGAAGGGGCTGGATAACATGGGGCCTCCCGGGGTTTTGTTCGACAAGGGGAACGGAATGGAGCAGACGTTCTTAGAAGCTGACCAACAAAAGAACTTAGAGGACAAGTTCAGGAAGATGTCGGGAACATCCAACAGCGGTACAATAGCGGTAACGAGTGGGAATTTAGATTATATCAACTTCGGATTATCAGCTATTGACTTGGCAATAATGGACACTCTGAAGATGACTCTTTTAGATGTGTGCAACATCTATCATGTACCCTCTCAGCTATTCAATAGCGAGGTGGGTAAGACTTACACCAACTTAAAAGAGGCGAGGCAGCAGATGTACACCGATGCAGTTCTGCCCATTGCGAATAAGGTTTATGCTAAGATTGGCAAGAGCTTAATTCCGAGATATAAAGACCTAAAAGCAAAGAACGCCTATCTCAAAGTAGTCACTTCAAATGTGCCAGAGCTTCAAGCCGACATGAAAGAGCTTGCGGAGTGGTTGGACAAGGCTTGGTATCTAACACCAAACGAAGCACGGCAAAAGATGAGCTTTGATCCGATAGAGGATGAGATGATGGACGAAGTGTACATCAACGCTTCTAGAGTGCCTTTATCAATGTCAGGGATGCAACCTGAAGCGATGGCGAGTAAGGTAAACGCTGATAGCCTCAATGACAAGTAGAGAGCAGCGCAAATACTGGCTGCAAAACGAAAGATACAAGGCGAAGTTTATTCGCAAATACGCAAAGGCTTTTAAGAAGTCAATCAGGGAGCAGATAACCCCTTTGATTGATTATTTGCCATTAGCTCCCAATCCTGAAGCTGTACTAAATGCCATTCCAACCATCATGAAGCCTGATGGCATCACGGCTACCTTTCAGCAGCTATACAATGACGTAGGGCTATCTTTTGCCGAGCGGATGTATACGAAGGTCAAGGGGGCAAACAATCCAAAGAAAGAGATGGGGCAGGAGTTTGAATACATCTGGTCCAATGAGATGTTTAACTACGTCAACGGGGAAGCAGGGATTTACATCACAAGCATAATAGCCACAAGTCAAAATGTAGCTATTCGGATAGTGCAGGACATAGTAGCCCAAGCTATTGATGAGGGGTTAAGCATTCCAAATACAATGGAGCTACTCGAAAAGCGAATACCCATTGAATGGCGAAAGATGGCCATATGGAGAAGCGAACTAATCGCAAGGACCGAAGTACTAACAGCTTCTAACTACGGCTCTGATATGGGTGTAAGGTCAATCAATGACGAGTTAGGTTTAGACCTTCGTAAGGTGTGGTTAGCTACCATCGATAACAGGACAAGAGATGCACACAGGGAGGAGAATGGAAAGACAGCATCTTTGAACGGCACTTTCACGGTAGGCGGTAAGCAGATGCAAAGACCAGGAGACCCAAGAGGCGGTGCAGAGAACCGCTGTAATTGCAGATGTACCTTGATTTATGAGAGGGCGGATGGCAAGCCTGCGTTCTCTGTTTGATTTTTTACTCGTAGTATTTTTGCCTTATGAATGTCCATTTAAACAAATCGTTTTCGGATTCCGAGATGCTCATCAAAGATGTTGATGGCAAGGCAGGGATTGTCACGGGCTATCTTTCCCGTTTTGGTAACGTGGATGCTCATAACGACATCATGGCGAAAGGGTGCTATTCAAAGAGCATTCAGGAGAATGGACCGAAAGGAAAGGGGCGCATTGCCCACCTTTGGAGTCATTCAAGCTATGAGCCAATTGGAAAGCTTCAGGAGCTAAGGGAGGATGATTTCGGACTTTACTTTGAATCTAAGCTTGTAAACAGTACAAAGGGGCGCGATGTTTTAGCCTATTACGAGGCGGGAATCATAAACGAGCATTCTGTTGGCTTCGCGGGGTTGAAGTGGCAGTATGATGGTGATGATAACGAAAAGCCCTCTTATGAGCGAGTAAGGACATTCACAGAGGTGAAGCTTTACGAGGGTAGCTCAGTGGTTATCGGAGCAAACGAGGATACGCCTACTCTATCTGTTAAATCAGAAGATGATGCAAAGACATTAGTCGAAAGGCTTGAAAAAATGCAGAAGCTACTTCGCAACGGGAAGAACCTAAGCGATGAGGCGTTTGTACAACTAGAAATTGAATGCACCCAAATACAGAAGGCGTTAAGTTCACTATTCACGGAAGAGCCGCGCAAGCACTTGGAAGTAGAGCAGCCGAACTTGTTGGAAGTGTGGGAGCGTATTAATAAATCCATCTAAAAAAGAAAGACATGGAGATTGAAAAGCAATTAGAGAAAATTGCATCAGACCAGAAAAGCTCTTTGGACAATGTCCGCAAGGAGTTAAACGACCGCATCGAGGCGATCGACAAGGGAACGGCATCATACGAGGGCCAGATCAACGAGCTGAAAGGGCTTGTTAAAGAGTATGGCGAGAAGTCAGGTGCTTCGCAAGATCACATTGATAAGCTAGATGCACGTATTAAAGAGCTGAAAGAGCTCGGAATGTCGGGCAACAGAGCAGCCGAGACGACTATTCAAGGTGCGATGTACAAGGCATTGAACGACAGCGAGGACTATAAAGAGTTTGCTCGCAGCCCAAGAGCGCACAAAGGTTTGGTTGTTGACCGAATGCTTACTAAGGCTGTAGGTACAATGACCTTTGCAGCTTCAACGACTGGAGACGTAGCAGAGCAGACACGCTTAGCCATTCTTCCTGAAGTGGATAGAAAGAACCGCATTCGTCAATTCATCCCTCAAGGGGTTATGACAGGCGATTCTGTACGTTTCCCAAAGGTTACAGGTGGTGAAGGCACAGCAGGAAACCAGACAGAAGGAAATGCAAAGAGTCAAATCGACAAAGACTTGGCGGAGCAGACTTTCAATGCTCAGGTTATTGCTGCTTTCGCTCGTATCTCTACACAGATGCTTGGTGATATTGCAGGGATGACTTCTTATTTGTCTACTGAGTTGATGCGCCTTTTGATGAACCAGGAGGACAGCCAACTTTTGACAGGTACTGGAGCTACTGTGAATCTTTACGGCCTTGCTGCTGATGCTGCAACGTCAAGCGACTTGAGTACTACAGCTAACTGGGCTGCACCTAACAATTGGGATTGCATCACAGCTGCTAAAGCTTATCTCGCATCTCAGGACTTCATGGCAGATAGAGTAGTGTTGAACCCTGTTGACTTCTACCAAATGGCAGGAGCGAAGGGAACAAACGGCCAGTATGTTTCACCTGTGTACTTTGAGGCTGACGGCACACCTCGTCTGTTTGGAATGCCTGTCTATCACAGCACAGCGGTTGCAGAGGGTAGCTTCTTCTGTTGGGATAGTACAGCAGCTTCGCAGATCTTCCAAAGAGAAGCTCCAAGCATTCAGTTCTTCCCACAGGACAGCGACAACGCTCAGAAGAACTTGGTTACTGTTCGTGTTGAGGAGAGATTAGCCCACGTGCGTAAGCATGACAAGGCTGTATTTACTGATACATTTGCGAATGTTAAGTACATCATCACTCCTACCTAGTAGAGATTGATTGAATAAATTTAGGGGTGGGCTTCGGCTCACCTTTTTTTTGTGTGGTTAAATTATTATTTATATATTTGTCCTATCAAACAAACCAAAATCAAAGTAAGATGTCAGCAATAGTAGTTTTAATTGTATTCGCAGTGCTTGTAATAGTAGGACGTGAATTGGTCACTTGGTACTTCAAAATCAACAAGATTGAAGAGGTGCTGAGGGAGATATTGAAAGAGATAAAGGAAAAGCGAGTTAACAACTAATAAGCTCTTAGGTCGGGATTAGAAGTCGCCCATAGTGGGCAAGCTCGCTCAAAGCCTCTCCATAAAACTAAACGGAGGGGCTTTTTTATTTTCAATCTTTTGTTGTGTGGTTAAATTATTTGCCTTATATTTGACCTATCAAACAAAGCAAAAGCAAAGCATCATGACACAAGTAGAATTAAACAGCAGAATTAACGACCTAAAAGAAGGTGATTTCTTAGACCTAACGCTTACTAAAACTTTTGGTACAGC